AAAGCCGCTAGCTCCTGCCGCAAAATCAATTGCTGAAAGCGTACAATAGTTCCCGCGCACATTGCCACCTACTCCAGTATCCGTCCCATAATTCGTCGGGCTATCCACAAGGCTGTCGTTTCCCGTGCCTGCGGTGACCGAAAAATTGTTTAGCGTCCAATCATTTGATCCTGCATCATCATAGCCAAGGGTGGTGGTGGAGGTGTTATCTTTGAATGAAAGATAAAATCCATTATTACCATAAGTCCCGCCGTATGCCCTTGCCTTCCAGCGTCCTGTGATGGCATCGGTTTCGCCGAAACTGGATGGTGATAATGCCTGACCGTCAATCAAATAATATTCAGCTAAATACCCATCAAAATATCCATAATTTGAAACAAGGCTATATCCACTAATCAAGCAATTGCTTCCATTTGCTGTATAGTTAAGATTACTATTTTGCGTGATGTTTGTTCTTGAATCGGTTGCCCAAGAAGTTATTTCTGATCCATTAAGATAAATTCTGCAACGATTTGCAGCCGTTGCTTGCGTAGAGTCTAAAACTATAACCAAATGATACCAAGCAGAAGGATCTCTAAACTTTCCATTTGATCTTACCAATACAGCATTCCCATACCAAAGTTCAATCTCGTCAGACCCGCTTGCCGCATTTCCTCCTACACTAATAAAATTTTGCGTGCTTGAAGAAAAAACACAACCACCATAAGAACTTAATGAACCACCAAGATTTCCCCTTTTATACCATAATGAAAATGTTGCCTTTTTGCCATCAGTAGGAGATCCAAAAGTTCTTGATAAATATGCGGAATCATTGTCATTAAACCGCAGGCTACGCTCAATGCGGTAGGTATCTGAGTCGCCCCTAGCCCCAAAGAAGCCGGTCGGATGGACGGGCCAAGGCATAGGGGTTAGGAGAAGTCTTGGCTGGTTACGCCGTAGAGTACGGTTCCGTTGGAAACAAAGGCGAGAACGTCAACGTCACCAGATCCGACAGATAGAGTTGGAGCATTTCCTCCGGGGAACTTGTAGGCCGTGCTGAAGGAAAGAGTGTTGCTTCCAGCCGTTCCTTGGGTAACGACCAGCATATAAGTTGCGCCGTCAACCGGGTTGGTCGGGGTGCTTAGGGTTGAGTTGGTGGTCACTTCCAGCTTGGCAACCTGATTGGCGGATAAATCCCACGCAATCGTGCTGCCGGTGCTGATCGTGAGGCTGGTGGCGTTGAAGTTGTGGGTCGCAGTATATTCCTGCGCCGTGTTGACCACGGCCACACGGGTGCTTACAGTAGATGTACCACTGCTGATAGTCACATCTCCAGAAAGCGTAGTTGTTAAATTTGCAATCGTCCCGGCAGTGCTGTTAATCGCACCGGAGAAAGTTCCAGTGGAGCTATTCAGCAAACCGCTGAAGGTTCCGCCTGTGATGGTAGCAGTGCTGGAGGTAAGCGTCTGGATTGTTCCGTTGGTGATGTTGGCGGCAGTGGAAGTCGTGGTTCCAGCGGTAAGGTTCGGAATGGTTCCAATAGTAATGCTTGCCGTGCTTGAGGTAAGGTTCGGAATCGTGCCGGTCGTGATCGAGGCATTTGTTGAAACAAGCCGAGTGCCGGTGGATGTGCCGTAGGAAATATTAGTGAGATTGGCGTTGGTGTATGTGCTGATCGTCAGCGCATCCTCAAACAACTCGTTAACCGTAACGGCACGAGGGGCATCTCCAGCGGTCAAGTCTGCATCGGCAATCAATAGCTCGTCGCCGGAGCCAACCGAAGTAAGGTTGGTCTGATCGGTGATCAACGCCTGATAGATGTCGGTTCCATCAATAAGGTTGTGCAACCCGGCGGCAGTCACCGTGCCGTTGGTGGCGAAGGTTTGGGAGCGATTAAATTTAATAGCCATATTAAGCCGTGAACCTCAGTGCGGTCATGTGCAGGGTTCCGGCGGGAACCGTGCCAGCAGTAGTGGTCGGGTTGGTGATGGAGTAGCGAACCACGTTGTTCGCTATGCAATGAAAGCCGATAATCAAGCCGGAAGAACCGGTCGCAGACCCGAGTGAGTTTAGAGTTCCAATAACAATATCGCTATTCTGCGCCCCGGTAAGGGCAACCGTTCCGTTGGTTGTTCCGCCAGCGTTGTAGGCTGAAACCGTTGAAAGCGTAAAAGCCGCAGTTCCGTATGAGGCATTTGTGAGGTTTGGTCCTGTTGCACCAATCTCAAGCGTGCCGACCGTGGCTGTGGTCGCAACAGACAGACCATTAAGCGTGGAGATGGTTCCGATGGTGGCCGTGTTTACGCTGATCGTGCCGAGGGTGTTCGTGCCGGTGGAGGCGGTGATGGTGGAACCAAACGTCACCGCGCCAAGCTGGAGCGGGATAGTGGCCGTGGAAATCGTGGCCGTGCTTGCGGATAGCGTTCCGATGATGGCAGTCCCGGTGGATGCCGTTATGTTGGAGCCAAAGGTGACTGCGCCAAGCTGGAGCGGGATCGTGGCCGTGCTGATCGTAGCCGTGCTGATCGTGGCCGTGCTGATTGTAGCCGTGGAAATGGTCGCCGTGCTTGCGGAAAGGGTTCCGATAGTGGAGGTTCCGGTGGATGCGGTTAGGCTGGTTCCGAAGGTTACTAGACCAGTAAGAGTGCTTGCACCATCAACGCCGAAAGAACCAGTGCTTTGAACGCCGGTTGTTGATAGCTGGAGAGCGGTAGCAGTATCATTCCCGCCTGTAATGTTTTGCAGCGCAGGGCTAACGCTGCTTCCGGCTGTTTTAAGCAACTGCCCAAAGCTCTCGCTAATGTTTTGATTTGCTAAACTAGCCATTTATCCTCCTTGGGTGAGCCGGGAGCGGATCGCATCCCAAACCACACTGACTATAGCACCTATGGAGCCTGCCACAAGGAGCATCTTGGTTTTAAGGTGTTCTAGGGATGTCACCCTGTTGGACAGGTCGCCAAAGCTGGATAAGGAGCGTTCCACCATCCCGATCAGGGTAACTTGACGTTCTTCCATCCGGGCAAGCCGCTCGGACATTGAGCCAAACTTTTCCCGAAGGTCATGGATCTCATCAAGACTCACGACCCTTACCCTCCAGATACTTTAGCGCAACGGCCAGATGCACGACAGCGTCCACAATCTCGTCCCGATCCCGACCTGAAACAGGCGTACTCCTTTTGCGTCATCAAGAAACGCAAACTCAAATTGGTGAGCCAGATGGCGATGCTTTTGCACATGGACTAGATACCTTCCGGCACTGGAGGGGCTACAAACTGGACGGCATCGGCCTCGTCGTTGGTCTGGGCGGCAAGGATCAGAGCCTTGCAACGCAGGTATTCGTTGCGGCAGGCGGAGATATAGGACTTAATGGCCTCGCAACGCTCGGGTGAATAGATGCCAAGGGCGGCGTTTTGTTGGGTGGATTCGTCTAGGCCAGCCGCTTGAATAGCTTGAGTTGCCTTCTCCCTATTAACTTCAATATTAAGACTTATGGCTTCAGCCAGACTTCTGTTGTCCACAACCGAAACAAGCTGTCCATTTTCAAAGATATATTGCTTCATATGGTTACATAGAAAAGAGGCCAAGCTGAATATGTATAATCAATCGCAACGGTTCTGGTTGATTCAAGACCAGAACTATAAGATCGAGCGCAAGAAAGAGTTTGTCCTGTAAGAAGTCCGGCACTTGTAAATCCAGCAAATTGATACGCCCATCCGTTGCCAGAAGTAATGTGGTTGACGCTGTTATTTGTGTCTTGTTGAAGCGCAATCCAGTAAATCCCTCCTTTGAGTGATACTGAAAGACCAGAAACCACAACTGCTGCATTTGCTGCCGCCCCACTTGATGTTGAGGCTACACCGCTGCCCAAAAGCGTTGTCGGAAGATTGCCTGTCGATGAATCATAAATTCCATATCTAACATTTCCAGTATTCTGCGAAAAAAATGTCAAGCCAATAGCAGTAAGGGTTGCAGATGGAAGAAAAATTGGAGAAAATATTGTATTGGATTGGGCATTACCATAATTTTGGTTTGCCCTTGTGTTCGCCCCTATGCATCCAATCAGCCTTCCGCTTGCTGATGTTGGCCTAACCAAAGGAATGTTGGGTAAAAATGTGGCTCCCCCAGAAAGAAAATGACGCTCTTCACCCGCCGCCGGAGCTGGAACCAAGCCAGCAACGCCTGCGGTGGAGCTTGTGGCTCCGACCATGTTGCTCGCCGCACTCCCTCCTCCGCCGCCAAAAAAACCCATGACTAACCCTGCCTTCCGATCAATCTTGCTGTACCAGTGCTTGTGATTGCAGCGATGGCTCCGGTCGGGATAAACGATCCCTCAAAGGTAATTCCCTGTCCGCTGGATAGCTGGATACCATTTGACGCTGTTGCAGTTCCATTGGTGTCAATGAAAGCAGTTCCAGAAGTACATTGAATCAGCAAATAATTTCTTGTTGAACTGGCCGCAAACAAAGTTCCATTCGTTGTTCCAGCCGTAAGCGTTCCGATTGTGGTCGATCCTCTGGTCGGCCTAATAACTGAATCTGAAAATACAGCACCGGAAGTAACTAGCGGTGAATCTGTTTGGGTTGCTGAAAAACCATTAACAAGTGATATTGTTTTTGTTTCCTCAAGATTGGTTACAAATTTTGTTCCAGACAAAGGAAGCGTTCCAGCAGGGGTTGTAAAATCGTTAAGAACCCACCCAGACCCATCGTGAAAATATGGAGCTTCAGATCCGCTGTCAGATATGAATGTTACACTTTCTGAATAGGCAACAATCCAGCTTGGAGTTGCGCCAAAAATGTTGTTAAGAGTAGCGGTTCCTCCAGTTGGCACGAACAATCTAAATGAACCAGTATTGGGAGCCGTAATTGAAATTGATCCGTCATTAACAGTTACCGATTTGATTTGAAAATTGTTATTTCCAATATTAACCGTGCCGGACGAAACCGTAATGCCATCGGCCACATCCGCCTGAAGCGTGGTAAGCAACGCCTCAATCTCGGTAAGATTGGCGTTAATCGACATAGTCCCGCCGGATAGCGGTCCCAAGCTCTCAATAATCGTGTTCCACTGGCGGCCCATTATTTTGTCTCCATTGCGTCAACTGCGCTCTGCATCGTTGGGGTATTAGGGTAGATGGTTTCTGGGAAGTCGTCAACGCTC